CAAAGAGCGGCCCTTACTGTATTGTCGAGCTATAAACTCTTCAATCCAGAAGGACAGTACTCTCTCGAAAGTATTGTAAACCCGTTTCAAGGAGAACAGGACCTTGTTTGGCTCGAGACTTTCAAAGCAATTGCTCGTAAGCAATTACCTCAATTGTCAGGAAGTCTCAAACAAGGCTTTCATATTAGCGGTTCAAATGGACCTAACGGTCCATGCCTCGGAACTGCCTATGTCGATCGCGAAGCGATTCGAGATAGTCAGTTCGAGGAATCCATTAAGGAGCTTGCGCTTCTTAGCGGAAATGAGCCACTAATACGCCTGTTGGACGAAACGAGCATACCGTTTTATGAGAGCTTAGTCAATGATAAGAACAAGCCGGCCTTACACTCGAAGCTATCAATTAAGATAGAACCGGGTGGCAAGACCAGAGTGTTCGCTATTATTGACTACTTCTCCCAATGTTGTTTGAAACCATATCATGATGTCATCATGAAATGGTTATCAAACAATAGACAAGACGGATCAAAGGATCACGGTCAGGCAGCGAATGCTGTCCGACTGTGGACCAAGAATCCGAAGGGTCAAGTGTGGTCCTTCGATCTAAGCAAAGCAACTGACAGATTTCCTCGATTTCTCGAGAAGATCTGTATGGAAGCTATGTTCGGATCTGAGGTAGCACACCATTGGGAGAATGTCATGACCAATAGGAAGTTCAGATCTCCGGATGGACAGGATGTGATGTTCAACTGTGGACAACCCTTGGGAGCATTAAGCTCTTGGGGATCGTTCACAGTTGCCCACCATATCTTAATCCAGACGGCTGCTTTTCTTTCATTGAAAGAAAAGGATAAAGATCTTGAAGTGTCTAACTTCAAGAAATTTAGATCCTACCGACTCATTGGTGATGACAACTCCATAAACCGCTACGCTGAAGTAGCTACGTGGTACAGGAAGTTACTCACTGACATCGATGTAGAAATTAATCTACAAAAGAGTGTCATACCTGAACAATGTTCAGGACCACCATCCGCAGAATTAGCGAAACGCTTCTTCTGTGGTGGTGTGGAAATAACTCCTGTGCCTCCTCAAGCCATTATTGAGGGTCTTAAACCTTTCGGTTTAAGAAATCTCTTTAATGACATGAGGAACCGTGGCTATGGTTCCTCAGGTAGTCCTTATCCCGTCCAGTCTATCCACCTCTCTCGAGGTGAATGGGCTGCTCTAACATGGCCAGGCCCAAACGCTCCCCCCCCACTTAAGGGGGTAAGGTGGCTTTATGGGCTATACGACCATACTCCTGAAGATTTACCAGCAGGATTACATCCTGGTTGGTTCTATTGGCATGACATACCAATAGAAAGTCTTGAGGAATTTATGAAGGAATTTATCCTTCATAGGTTAGAGACAGCATCGAATAAGACGGATGAAATACTGAACCAAGTTCAGTATAACATCCTTGGAGGTGTCAACCTTCAAGGACTCCGTCCTATCCGATGGGGTCGGGACTGGAAGCCCAGAGCCAACGAGTGTTATCCAGAAATCCTTGTAGGTGTACTCGATTGGATTCGAGAGGAAGTGAACTCTGCCTACGAAGAAATCTATTCGATAAGTGGGATCTTTAATAAAGATATCACAGATCTGAATAGATTAGTAGGTAGACTTCATCGCCTATTCGAACCCAAGCTTCTTATCGAAGGTCGCTATGCGACCCGCGATGAGAAGGAGTTGACACGAACTTTTATGGCCAAGGCCATAAAAGAGTGTATCAACTTCAAGAACACCGGAAGATTAGTGTACTGACACTGGTCTATCCACCAGGGTAGACTAGCAGTCGGAACTGCAACCTGGCGGGACTCCGATGCCAA